TGCCTGACGCATTACGTCGCGCGAAGTCCCTTCCGGGAAAACGTAACGGTTGCCGTCCGGGCCTACGACGACGATGTCAGGCATTAGTCGAAGTCTCCCGTAGCCGGGTTGTAGCGAAGTTCGCGCCCACCTTTGGTAGACGCCGGCTGCTTAGCGCCTGCTTCGCCACCGCGCAAACGCGCCGCGCGCTGCTCTCCCCGCGAAAGCGCCGAACGAATGATACCTTCAAATTCGCGTGCTGCCTTGACAAACTCAGGTTCTGACACCGACCGCTTCATGCGAGTAATCGCACGCGTTGCCTTTTGGCCTTCGATCTCGGTAATCTGGCCGGTACCTTTCAGGCGTTCGTATGCTTCAAGGAAAGCGCCGCCTTCGACCTGTTCCAGATACGCATCAAAGCCAGCAGCGTCGGTGCCCGGAATGAATCGTGCGCCCGGGCGCCAAGTAGCCCCCACTACGTCTTCAAAGCCGGGGTGCGGCGCTTGGCGCCCCTTGATGGTAATCCGGCCGTTCTCGTCAAGCTGCGCGTCGCCGATCATGCTGCGGATAACGCTGAGCGCCTGCTGCGCGCTTTCGCGCGCGGCGCCAAAGCCTTCAAGAAACTTAACATCGCTCTCGGCCTGCTTGGTAGAGCGCGTCTCTTCGTAAGTTTCCTGCGGCGTTCTGCGTTCCGCCTTGGCTTTTTCACGGATAACCGGCGTCGGCACATTATAGACGCCGGGTGTAGGTGACTGCATCGGCGGCTTACCGCGGAACTGGACGCCCGTATCTTCATAGCCTTGCAGCGACTGCGTCTGCTGAAGCGTCGGTGCACCTTCTTCAGGGCGGTAGACGGCGCTGCGCATACCTTCCGGCGCCTGTTCGTTCGGCATGATCCGGATGTTGTTGGCCCGCAAAATCTGCGCCAACTGCTCGTCCTTGCCCGGACCGGCGGCAGCGCGCATAGCCTCGAAATCGGACTGCGACACGACGCCGGTGTCCATCATCGTCTGGACCATAGCGCCGAGGTCAGGCTGCGGTGCCGCACCCATAGACATAGGCTGAAGCGGGTTGCCCATCGGAATGCGGTTAAGCGGAATGCCTTGCTGAATAAGGTCTTGCGGCGTGGTGTTGACCCCGCGGGTTGCGCGTGCGGCAGGCCCTGCGGGCGGAGCGGCGCCCATCGAAGGTGCGGTGGCGGCTGGTGCGGGCGGACGGGCGCCGGCGGCAGAAGGCTTGAATTGGTTAAGCGGAACGATACCCTGTGGGCCGAACCCGCCAGTGACGGCGACAAATGTATCGCCCTTTTCGTCTTGCACGACTTCGGTTTCGCGGGGGCCGTAGGTAGCGTTAAACACTTGGTTAACGCTGCCAACCAGCTTGATCAACTTTTCTGGCGAAAAATCCTGCGGCGGAAGATTGGTTGTGAAGAACTCAACCATTTCTGGGCTGTCCTTACCGACAGCGTTCAACCAAAGCTGATAGCCTGCTTGGTTTTGCACTATCGGCGCCCGCGACGTATGGTACGCAAGCTTCTTGCCGGCCATCTCAATCTCAGCCGCCGATGCTTCGCGCTGTTCCTTGGCCTGCGCCAATTGCATCTGCTGCTGCGCGACCGCAGCCTGCCGCGCTGCGGCGTCTTGCTGGCGCATCATATTGATCATCTGCGCGCCCTGCTGGATAGCCGGGCCAAGTACGTTAACCTGTGGGGCGCGGGCGCCGAGGGCGATCATCTGGTTAGCCATCAGAAAATACTCGGATTGGCGGCAAAGGTGCGGTTGACATCGGCCGAAAGACCGCCACCGCGGTTAGCTAGCGAGTTCATGTAGTTCACCTGCGCCTGATACAGCGGGAACTGCGTGGCCATGCTGCCGATGCTGCCCAGCGCTCCGGCCAGCGCGTTGGCGCTGCCGACGTAGCCCGACGCGCGGGCCGCGCCAGCGTTCATGATGTTCTGCGCTTGGCTTTGCCCGGCCTGACCGGCGGCGCCAGTTAGCACGTTAGCCGCGCTCTGGCCCGACCCCATCAGCGACTGAAGCGGGTTCAGGCGCGCGGCGCGCTCGACCTGATAGCGGTTGAACGCGTTCTGGTATTCCTGACTGGCCAAGTCCTGCCCGAAGCGCTGGATGCCCTTCAGCGTAGCGCCCGACATCAGACCGCCGCGTGCAGCCGCCGAACGCTCCAGCGCCTTCGTCCCTTCTGACTGGCGGAAGGCGTAGCCGGGGTCTTGCTGGAACTGTTCGGTGCCGAAGGGCTTGGCAAGGCTGCCGTAGCCGGCAGCCGTAGCGTCACCGCCGATGCCGAGCAATTGCATGATCTGCTGCTGCGCAGTGAGGCCAGCCTGCCGGAACGGCTCTTGCAGTTCAATCTGCCGCTGGAACATCCGCTCCTGCGCGGCCAGCGCTTCCCGCGAAGCCTGCTCCTGCGCGCTGGCAGCCTTCTTAGCGCCGCTCGACGCGATAGCCGCACCGCCAATGGACGCAACGCCGCCGATAATTGCACCTGCAACGGGCATCAGTCTAACTCCATCCTGAATATGCGGTGCGGAACACCGAATGTTTCTATCACTTCTCCGGTCGGCTGCATACCCCCTTGACGGGCAAAGCGTTCGACGTGCGGCGACCGCGGCGGTATCTTGGTCCAAAGTGCCTTGGCGCCGTGCCGGCGCGCGAAGTCGATGCCTTCAGCGCGGGCGGCGTTGCCCCATTCGCCGCGGCCGCTGCGCAGGATGAAGGTGTGGACTTCATACGTGCGCGGCGCAGTCCATAGCAGCCCAAAGCCGCCATGTTCGCCAAGCAGGAACCAGTGCTCTGGCCGTTCGACAATCGCCGACAGGTCCAGTTCGCCGGCTTCCGGCGCTCCCACAAACGGTCGCACGTCAGGGTGATTGACTACCCGGTTGACGGCGTCCGCGTCGTGAGTGCGCGCCAGCCGCATTAGCTGACCAGTCGGCCCGAGGCGCGGATATTGATGGCCGAAGCCGTGCCGGCGATGGTCGAGATGAACCCGTTGACCGGCAGCACATGCCCGACCAGTTCGGGGAACGTATATGTCTCGGACGGCTGGAGCGTCTTGGTCTTGACGATCAGGTTATCATTCGTCGCGCTGCCGGCGGCCGTGATCAAGTTGACGCTGATCGTCGCTGCGTTGGCGCTGTAATTGGTTGCCGTAAACTTGTCGATAATCGTCTGGACGCCATTCGACGTGTATTGCGTCGTCTGGCTGTTCTCCGCGGTCTTGGCCGGGATGATGTTGCTGATGGTAACGGCCATTTATACCTCCATGGAACTAATGTTATCGCTCACCGTGAGGATAACCGACGGCACCGCGGGGTGGACACCCGTCGCCGGATCGGCGTGCAGGCTGACACCAAGGTCGTCCACTTCCCACATCAGTTCAATATAGTCGCCGGCGTTCAGTTGTATCAGATAATTCCACGACACGACAAGTTCCGTGTTATTGCCTTCAAGGCGAATCACGCCGGCGCTTTCAGGAACATTAAAGCCGTTTTTGCGCAGCCAAATCCAAGCGCGGTGCGGGCTCCCGCCGGCATTAATAAACTGCGCGGAAAACTGAACGTTGTAGATGTTGGGGCGGTCAACGGAAATATGTGAGGTGGTAACGCCTCTGGTCACGCCGAATGATAAATCGGTCGTGTTAAACGTAATCGGGTAGGCCGTGTTGATGACGGCGGCCGTCTGATCGGTCGTATCATAAAAAGAGCCGTAGCGCGGGGTGCGGTACTCGCGGGCTGGCGGTGACAGCGCCAGCGCTTGAAGCTGCGACTGAATAACCGCGATGTCGGTTTCGCTGGCCGCGCGCGGTTCGGCGCCGACAGCTTGTGCCAGACTGTTGACCTTGGCGTCTACGTCGGCCGTAGCCGTGCAGCAATCAGGTGCGCTTTCCAGCCCCTGAATAGCTTCGCCGAACACGGCATCATAAGAGGCCAGCAGCGACGCCGTGTCGGGGGCTAGAACCGTTTCGTCTTGATTAGTTTGCGTTGCGGTCAGCAGCGACAGGAAGAACCGATACCACTCACGGCTAATCGCCCCGCTGCGCTCGTCGATCAAGGCGACGCGCGGCGGCGTAAGCTGTGTGGGGTTGATCGGTGCGGTCATCAGGCCCGCGTCCCGCTAAGGAGCAGTTCAGCGCCCATGATGTAGATACGCACCGGGTCGGTGCCTGACACCTCGTAAACGCGGTCGCGGATTTTCATCGTCGCGCCTAGCCGCCGCCAGATGGTACGGTAGCCGTAGCGGCCGATCTGGCCCATCGACTTCCAGTGTTCGTTTGACCACGTATGGCCGCCGTCGTCTGACCAGCGCAGCATGACCTGCGGGTTGCTGCCCTGCCCGACGTTCAGACCAACGCCTGTCTCGCAGTCAAGCTGCATCGAGTGCTGGATCGTGCGGGCCAGATTGTTAGCGCCGGTCGGCAGCGCGCGCCACGAGCGCAGCCATTTCTGCGGCTGGCCATCATCCGAGTAGACCTCAAGGTCGAACTTGTAGATTTTGCCGTTCTGGTAGTCGCCGATGACGTTTGTGCTGTTGAAAAACATCTGGCTATTTCCGCGATGGCGGTTAAACTGCCCGGCCGCAAACGAGGCGCGTTCGTGCCATGCGCCGGTCGCCACGTCGAATACCCACGTCGTGTTGGCGCTGGGGAAGTTCAGCACATAGAAGCTGTGGCCGTCCTGCTGATAGGTGTAGCCGACCGCGTCTTCGATGTTGGCGTATTCTTGTAGCTGCCACTCGATAGCGTGCGTCGAGACGCGCTGGCCAATATAGCCGGCGGCCCGGTAAACCATGCCTTGCCCGCGGGCGTCCTTGCCGAGCCAGTAAATCTGATTGTCCATCTTGGCGATGGAGTACGGCGCTGCGCAGCCCAGTTCGTTGTACGCGCCTTGGATGCGGGTCAGCGGGAAGTCCAGCAGACCGGCGTCGTACCAGACTTCGGTCGAGTTAGTGCCGAACACCCACACTTCGCGGTGGTCAACGAACACCGCCACGACATCGTCCGGGTTGCCTTCGGCGCTGGCAAATTCCAGCGGGTCAACGCTGGTGCCGTCCAGCAACTGCGTCACCCAAATCTTTTGGCTGTTGGGTTCGTTGAACGTGAAATAGCCGTCGATATAGCCGACCGTTGTCGCACCCGGGAAGTCCGGATCGGTAATCTGCTGGAAAACGCCAGTGTTGGCGTTGTAGATGTAGCCTTGCGGGTTGGCCGCGATAAACAACTGAATGCCGTTGTCGGCCATGCTGACCGAGCCGGTGCCAGCCACAGTGCCCTTAGCGACCGCGTTCCAATTGCTGTCGATTTGGAACAGCGTTGGCCCCGACACAACGTAGCCGTAATTGCCGAACGTCCACATGCCGCGGATCGGGCCAATGCCGACCGTAGCCAGCGCGGTTAGGCCGGGCGCGCGCTGAAGAAAGGCAGGCTCTTTGCCGCCTTCGGGGACAACCTCGGGATAAATGTTAATCATTCTGTTGTCAGCAGCGTTGACGCTGCGAGCGACATACGCCGCCCCGAGGATCGGCGTTTTCATCAGTAGTTCCCTGCGTAAACGTTGAACCGCTGCCTAGTCGCCACAATGCTATACGGCATCGACATGATGTCGTTCGGGTTGTTGATGCGCTTGAGGTTGCGCTTGCTGGCCATCGCAATGCGGCGCACTTGAGATGACGGCTCCGTGCCGAACTCCGGAGCCATTTCGCAGGCCAGATTGTAACGGAACGCCCGCAGATAGCCCGGCGGGAAATGAAGTTGGGTGGCCAACGTCGCCGGTCGGGTCAGTTCTTCAACCGAAACGAAATGCCACTCTAGGTCACGCGTCGGGCGCGGATAGATGAACATTTCCACGTCAGGAAACGTCTCGTTGACGAAGATAACCTGCGGGTACGTCGAGGTCACGGTTTTAACCGCGATGCCGTTGTACTGTTGCTGGTTGATAAACTTGATGCCGTAGCTGACACCGGTGCCCGGATCGCGGAAATAGGTACTGTCGTCGAGCAGCACGGGGCGGTTGCCGACGAAGTTGCCAGAAGGGCCAAGCGTGCGGCGAAGCTGACCGGCCGGCCAGATAAACACCTGATCCTGCGTTGCGAACACGGACAGACGTTCCGTATTCCAGCTATCCAGCATTTGGTTCATGGCGTTCAGCGCGTCTTGAGACGTTTCGGCCGAAGGCACTTCACCTTCGGCCAGAACGCCAAGAAGCCTGAGCGAACCGTTGATGATGTCGCCGGCCGATGCCATTGTCAGTCTTCCTGCTTGATGCGCGGGCGTCCACGGCGCTTGGGGGCCGCCAGTACGTTCACGACTTCGTCTTCCTCGTCGTCGCCATCGTATGCCGCCACGGAAGGCGTTTCAGGGTTATAGCGTTCCCAGCCGTGCATTTCATCATAAATCGCTTCGGCCTCGTCAATCGCGACCTTAGCGCCGTGCACCGCATGAACCATGTAGATAATAGCCATACAACCTCGCAAATGGGCGGCCCGAAGGCCGCCCATGTTTTTAGGCGATAAGCCCGAGCGCCGTAAGGCGGCTCTCAAGCTGTGCAACGCGGGTCTGAAGGTTAGCGATAACCGACAGAACAGTGTTGCCTTCGTCCTTAGTCGCAAAACCCCAAGCACTCGAATTGATGAGGTCTTGGATCGCGTAGTCCGGGGTGCCCGGAGCAGTCGAAGTGATCGACGTAAGCTGAGTGGTCAGCGCCGCGCCCTTGGCCGGATAGACCGGGTTGGCGATGGTGGCACCATCGAGGTACTGGTCCTCGTAAGCGACACCGATAGGCTTGGTGTTTGGCATGACAGTCTCCGTAGAGTTAGGCCCCGGCGGTTAAGCCGGGGCCAAGTCGATTACTTCAGGAACGCCGACCAAGTCGCGTCGCCGGTCTTGACGATTTTATAGGTATGAGCGCCAAAACGCGGCACCGTCACCGAACCGTAGACGGTGATGCCCGTACCGGCCGTAACCGGAACAGTCGAAGACGTACCCGAGTTGTTGTCGTTGCAGATGGTCAGGTCAAACGACGAACCCACCTTGGCCGACGGGATAGCAGCGTCAAGCTGCGCGCCCGTAGCGGTCGTAACGGTCAGGGTTGCGTCGCTGGCCTTCTTGCAAACAACAAGGCCGACAGCCATCTGAGCGCCGGACAGGGTAGTGTCGCCGGTCAGAGTGGCCGGAATCGACTGCACGCCGAGGACGGCTTCGTTCAGGTTGCCGTCGCCAAGCTGGTAGCCACCAGCACCATTAGGAAGAGCCATTATAAATCTCCTATAAGAATTTGCCCCCGGCCGAAACCGGGGGCGGTGTTAGGTTAGCCCCAGAGACGGCAAGCCATCTGCGGACGAATGGTGCTGTAGCCATACAGAACGTCAATACGGCAGGGCATACGGTCGTTGTTGATGTCGTACTGACGAACAACGCGGAGCGAGATGCCGTTGTGCACCTGACGCGACGCCATATCGACGCCCTGCGGCAGCAGGAGGTCGGCGGTGGCGAAGGTGATCGCGTCCTTGTGGTACACGAGGTTCTGCGCGTACTGACCGCCCGAAGCACCGACGAACACCACGGCCTTGCCGTTGCCCGGCAGCGACGAAACGGTGGCGAGGGCGTGACCGGCCGAATACATCGGAGCGACGGTGATGTTGCCTTCGCCCGAGCCGCCCAGCGTGACGTTCGATAGTGCGACGAACTGGAACAGCGAACCAGTCGACTCACGGGTCTGCGGGTTGACAGCGTAGCAGTCAGCGACGGTGAACACGTCGCCGGCCTTGACGGTGTCGCCGCTACCAGCGCCGGTGATGGCGATGGTGGTCGCGCCTTCGACCGTGACAGCCGCCGAGGTCGAACCGCCGGTGGCGTCGCGGGTGCCGCAGGTGAACTGCTTGATCGACTGCGACATGTTGATTTCTTC